TCCATTACATCGTTGTAATCTTCCCCGAAATTGCGCGGCGCGCCAAAGATCTTGAGATCAGCGTCATAGCCGCCAATAATGGACTCTGGACCGCGCAAATAGACAGGCACTTCTGGACAGTACTCGGCAATGCTTGTGAGCATCACCCGCAAACCTTTGCCGTTGACTGTTGAGATGCAAATCGGTGCAATCACTTGGCCGACTTCTTTGGCTTCTTGGCCGTCTTGGCCGCCGCCCTGAAGTCAGCAGCACTTGGCGCCGCCTTCGTGCCAGGCTTGTTCATCTTCTCACCAGAGCCAGCCGCGATACGCGCTCTCTTGGCTTGGATGTTTGAATAAAGTCCAGGCTTACTTTTCACCTTTGACCCCAATCTTGATAGTCAACAAAGACTTAGGCTCTTCATCTTCGCCCTCTTCCCTCACCACCCAAGCCGAGCAGGTACGGCTGGACGCGCACTTGAAGTCAAAGATCTCGCAATATCCCAAGTCGCCAGCGTCAATCATGGCCCAAGGGTCGCCCTCGTCGCCAATGCCATCAGCAATGCACTCAAGCATCGACTTTTCCTGATTGAACGCCGCGCAGTTCCCACACAGACTTTGCTTGGCGTCATCCTCAGACACCTGCCACTCTTTCGCCATCTTCATCCAATACTGCTTATTGGGCAGCTTGGGATTCTCAGGACCATAGTCGGCAGAATTGATCGCCTTGCCGCGATTCTTCAAATTCAACGTGATGTCTTGAGTCGCCATGGGGCAGCTCTCGCCGCCGCCCTCATAACCCTCTTCTTTGTCCATGGCCTGGTCCATGGTGCGCTTTAAAGTAGCCATTAACGCATCCCCTTGGTCTTCATGTTCTTGGCAGTGCGAGCACCACGCATGGGCATCTTGGCTTCGCTCATCGCAATGGCGATGGCCTGCTTGGGATTCTTTACAACCTTGCCGCCCTTGCCAGAGTGCAGCTTGCCAGCCTTGTACTCCGACATTACCTTGCCAACCTTCTTTTGTGCCTTGGTCATCTTCATCGCGATTTCTCCTTGAAAAATAGGTTGTTGGTGGCCCTGAGTGGCTCCAGGCACATGCAGAATCTAACGACTGGGCTCTCTCACTTCAGTTAACTGCCTTGCTTTCACCAACACGGCTGGGGACTGCACTCCAAGCGATGTGCCTGTTTGGTCGCCACCACGTCTCGTGACTCGCACAATCCCCATGCGTGTTGACGCATAACGCAATTATGCAACCCGTGGCAAGTTTCTGCGCAGTGGCTGATTCCACTTGGTCGAGCCTGCCGAGCCATACATCCCAATCACCGCGTCAGAGGCAAACGTCAAACAAAAAGCATCGGCTCTGTCCGGCGACGACATCCCGCGCTTCTTCAGCTCATCCTTGCCCTCGATCTGGATCTTGCCGTTGGACGTGAACGAATAACGCACAGCCGCCAATTCAGCAATCAACGCCTCATCTTTAGGCATCCGGCAGTCCCGCTGCTCAAGCCACGCCTTGGCCTTGTGCCACAGTTCAGCCTTCAAGTTCCTATAAGTCCCGCCCATGGCCGGTGACTCGGCCACGTTGATGCCGCGAGCAGGTAACCCCAACTCTTTCAACCGATCAACCACGCCAGCGCCCAAACCAATCGAGTCCACCAGAATCTCTTGTGGCCGCTGGGACGGCATCAGGATCTCATACTCGGCCACGACTGCACCTGTGAGCTGCATCAGGTCCAAGTTCTTCCACGTCTTAATCGGCTCCACCACCGCATTACCCTGCCGCTTGCACAGGGCAGACCTGTCAGAGCCAAACCGCGCCACATCCAATCCCCACACAAGAGGTGCGTGCTTACTCGCCTCCACATCCCGCTGTGTCGCCAGTTCAAGCAACTCCATCGGGATGACAGTATCGTCATCACTTCTTGGGAATTCACCCAAGACGCGGATGCGGTAAGCGTTACTCTCCTCGCCGTAACGCGCCTTCATCTCCTCAATGTAGGCTTCGCTGACCCTCGGAGAGTCGGCGCAAGACACCTTCATGGTTATCCAGTCAGCCGTCAGACGGTTGTGCGTGTCAAAGAAGAACCCGCTAGAGCGCACAGGGTTGCCCAATAACAGGGTGACGGCAGCGTGTCCAGACATCGAGCCAGCCGCAGCCTCAAATACCTGCTCAGGTATACCGCTGGCCTCGTCAGCCACCAACATCACGTTGTCACTGTGAACCCCCTGCAAGGCTTCAGGCTGCTCGGCTCTGGATGTCCTGGCTGAGATAAACGCCTCATTGTTGGCACTCTTCATCTCAATGCGGTCCTGCTTCACCTCCAACTGGTCGGCCAAGACAGGTGGCAACACCTTCACCCATCTCTTAACCTCCGCAAACAAGGCGTCATACAACTGGCTGGATGTTGGCGCCGTCACCACGATCTTGACCGGAAACCGCAGGAATAGATACCAGAGCATCGCCCAGGCTGACGCCGTGGATTTGCCAACGCCATGGCCTGAACGTACGCTTATGCGCCGGTTGCCTGCCGCGATGTGATTCAGGAACTCAATCTGCCAGCCATCAGGCTCAGTGTTTAACACCTCGCGGACAAAGAGCACAGGGTTGTTTTTGTAGAGCTTGACGAATTCCACAAATGGGTTATCGGGTGCTGTGGCCAATTTTTTTTTGGACGGCTTGGCGGCTTGCGTAGTGGGGGTAGGGGGGTGGGTCATGGGTTTCGGTAGCTGTTAGGGTGCACCATCAGCCGCCCCCGCCGCGCCGAGCGATGGGGGGGTCGAGCCGCCGCGCCAGCGGGTGAGTACCTTCGGCGTATGTGAACAACTTCTAAGGCGCAGATGCGCGTAAGTCGTTGATTCAATTGGCATTTGTCGATATGCGTGCATTTGGCGGCTTTATACGATGTCCATTATGTTAACCACGCAAGGTGTTACGCACAGGTTATACATGCGCAACCGCGGCAAATGCCAGTTGTCCACAGGCCGCGATGAACATCATGCCTTTTCCCCTGTGGATAAGTCGTCGATGACCTCGACGTGGCGCAGTGCATCGATGCGCAGGTCCTGCATGTTGATCGTCACTTGCGCCTGCTTTTGTAGGCCATAAGTTTTCTGATCCCACCTTTCGGCCAGCCATTGCCGAGTGCGGATGCGCTGGACGTCGCGCTGCGGATTGCTGTCCGCCATGCTGTCTGCGATGTCCATAGTCTCCACCGCGAGCTTATCGGCGGCTTTCGCGCGCGCACGCGCAATTATATGGGGATCGGCATCCTCCATCCATTGCTCTAGCGCTCTGCGCCCGATACCCAGCTCGTAGCAGATCTGTGTCTGTGACCGGCCATCCTCAAACATGCTGACGATCATGTCATCTGGCAATTGCTCAAGCAATGCCATGTCTTGTCTGAACTTAGGTCTTCCAGGCATCTCTCAGCCCTTTACAGCCGTTTTGACGCGCTGGACAACCGCCAGCACCTTCTCGCGGATTAAAGCCGCCAAACGCTTAATTTGTCCCATGTTTAAACCTCTCTGCTGCTTTTGAGTTGAACTTGAACTCTGTTGGCTCATTGTCGCTGAATGTCAGGTCATTTTCAAAGTCGTCAAATCCTGTTTCGCCACCCAGCTTGGTTGAGCTGAACTTGGTGACTTGTGCTGTCGGGATCATCGCTTTGATCTTGATCACCTTTTGGACGATTGGCTCGACCATGAACACTTCCAACTCTTCTAGGCTCCAGATGTGCTCGTCCCGCAGATCTGTTCTGGATGTTTGGATTGCCAGTGCCTCGCTGATGGTCCTGACCACCACCATGACCTGGCCGTTATCCATCTCCCACTCTATTCTCGGAATGTCTTTCCCCGCTGGCTGGAACCCTGCTTCGGTTGCCTTGCTGTCCAACACGCCAAACGCCCTGATCATTCCCGCCACCGCAGAATCGAACTTGATCTGATCTTTGGCCACGATGAACTGGTGAACTCGACTGTTCTGCACCCAGAATTTCTCTCTGACATCACTGTCTACTAAAGTAATCAGTCGATTTTCTCCCCACTTCCTATCACTGGCAGCCTTCACCGCCTCCAGTTCCACCAACTTTGCTTGAACGTGAATCGTCCAAGGGTCTGCTGGTGGACGTGGTGTCTCCACCAATGGAAGCTGATTCGGTTTTCTCGTTTTCTGTTTCGTTGCCATCTTGTTCTCTCCAATTTATTCAAACGACATTTGTGACATCACAGGAGACAAACCTCCGAGTCTTAGACTCTCGGTTTGTCTTGTCGCCTGCGACAGTGACAAAAGGTGACATTGTCTCCATTTGTCTCCATTCTTCTGTAT